GAGATGGCAATAGAAAAGTTTTCTTTGTACACGGTGGAACTGATACGACTGACCGTGAAGAAATTAGAAGAATTATGGAGATTGAAAACGATGCAATTGTAGTGGCTTCTTATGGTACTTTTAGCACAGGTATCAATATTAGAAATTTACATAACATCATATTTGCAATGCCAACTAAATCTTCAATTAGGACGTTACAGAGTATTGGTAGAGGCCTTAGGCAAAGTGAAGGCAAAGAGATAGCAACTCTTTACGATATTGCCGATGACCTCAGATATAAAAAACATATGAACTATACCTTAAAACATTTCGTGGAAAGAACTAAGATATATAATGATGAGCAGTTCCCTTTCAAAATATACAAGATTGGATTAAAAAATGCTTGAACATAAAACACAAGTAATAAAATTACAGAATGGGGAAGATTTGATTGCCAATGTTTCTATTGATGGATTAAACCATTACATACTGGATCAGCCAATGGCTTTCTCTGTTGATTTCCGTGGAATAGATGCTGGTTTGGTTATGAGACAATGGCTTCCAATACAATTAATTAAAAATAATCAATTACAGGTACACACCAAAGATATACTGACAATGGCAGAACCAAATGAAGAATTTGTGGACTACTATGTGTATACTGTGGAAAAGATTAAGAATGTTTTAAGTGCCAAAGAACTGGCAAAAGAAATGACTGATGAAGAATTACAACTAGCAATTAATGATTTCCAGGATATACAATATGATGGTACAGGTGTATTACATTAATAATCTCAAAACAGGACATACTCGACTTTACTCTCTTGTCAAGCGTTTGTCAATAACTTTAGGTGGTAAACATGGCTTCTAAACCAAAACAATATGTAAACAATGCAGATTTCTTAGCTGCACTCATTGATTATAAAGAGAGATGTAAGGCTGCTAAAGCAGATAAAAAACCACCTCCAGCGATTCCTAATTACATAGGTGAGTGTTTTATGAAGATAGCAGAGGGACTATCACACAAACCCAACTTTATCAACTATACCTATCGTGATGAAATGATGTCTGATGGTATCGAGAACTGCCTGATGTATTTTGATAACTTTGATCCAGAGAAATCTAAGAATCCATTTGCCTATTTTACACAGATAATTTACTTTGCCTTTCTTAGAAGGATTGGTAAAGAGAAGAAACAACAGTATGTTAAGTATAAAGCCACAGAACAATATGGCATACTTGATGAGTTTGAAATGATGGAGTTTGAAGATGGTACTACCAAACAGTTTGAACTATATGATAATATTAGTGTATTCATTGAAACATATGAAACGGCAAACAAGAAGAAAAAAGAAATAAAGAAACCAAAAGGGCTTGAAAACTTCTTAGGAGAGTGATATAATAGTATTATGAAAATAGCGATTATAACAGACCAACACTTTGGAGCAAGGAATGACTCACCTCATTTCTTGGATTATTATGAAAAGTTTTATAGAGATACTTTCTTCCCATGCCTTGACAATAATGGCATTACTACTGTTCTTATACTCGGTGATACGTTTGACCGTAGGAAATACATAAACTTCTACAGTCTTAAACGTGCCAAAGAAATGTTTTTTGATGAGTTATCCAAAAGAAACCTTACAGTTTATATGTTGGCTGGCAATCATGATACCTATTTTAAAAATACTAATGATGTAAACTCTGTAGACCTTCTACTTAATGAGTATGAAAACATCCATGTTATAGATTCACCACAGACAATACACTTAAATTATGGTGAGGTTGGTTCTGATATATTGATGATGCCTTGGATTTGTGCTGAGAATTATGATGAGAGTATGTTGGAACTTAAAAACAATTCGGCTGCTCTATGTATGGGACACTTTGAGATTGCTGGGTTTACCATGCACCGTGGTATGACATCTGATGGAGGATTGAATCGTGAAATTTTTAGGAAATTTGATATGGTCTTTTCTGGCCACTTTCATCATCGCTCTACTTCAGACAATATTTCTTACCTTGGCAATCCTTATGAGCTCACGTGGCAAGATTACAACGACACTAGGGGTTTTCACCTTTTTGATTTGTCTACTCGTACTTTGGAGTTCATCCCGAATCCCAACGTAATGTATCACCGTATTGTGTATGATGATAAGGCAGAATCTATTACAGAAATCACCAACAAAGATTTGACCAAGTATACCAATACCTATGTTAAGGTAGTGGTCGTGAATAAAACCAATCCTTATCTGTTTGACAAGTTTATGGCTTCATTATACAATATTAATCCAATCGATATTACCATTGCCGAGGACTTTATTGACTTGACAACAGGCGTAGAAGATGATATGATAGACCAAGCTGAAGATACTATGACGATTATAGAGAAGTTTGTCGATGGTATCTCAGAGGAATCTATTGATAATAACAAGCTAAAAACAGTAATGCGTGAATTATATGTTGAGGCATTGAACCAAGAACAAGCATGATTATATTTGAAAAGTTAAGGTGGAAGAATATTCTTTCCACAGGTAACTCATTTACGGAATTAAATCTAACTAAATCACCAAACACACTTGTTATAGGTAATAACGGTGCCGGTAAATCCACTATGTTGGATGCCTTATGTTTTGGTTTGTTTGGAAAGCCATTTCGTAAAATCAATAAACCCAATCTATTAAACTCTATCAACCAACAACAAGGTGTAGTTGAGGTTGAGTTTTCTATTGGTCAAAAGAAGTATAAGATTATTCGTGGTATTAAACCAAACACATTTGAAGTATATTGTAATAACCAGTTAGTGGACCAAGATGCGAAAGCTAAAGACTACCAAGACCACCTAGAGAAATTCATTCTCAAAATAAACTATAAGTCTTTTACGCAAGTAGTCATCTTGGGATCCGCCTCATTTGTTCCGTTCATGCAGCTGTCGCCTGGTGACCGAAGAGCAATCATTGAGGACTTATTAGACATTCAAATTTTCTCCTCAATGAATGGCATTGTTAAAGACAAAATGTCTATCATTAAAGATGGAACATTGAAGAACAAGTATGCCATGGACTTGGCATCTGAGAAGATACTATTACAGAAACAGAATATAGAGGAACACAAGAAGCACAATCAATCGGAGATAGAAAAGAAGAAGAAAGATGTGGCAGATAGTGTAGACCAAATCTTTACCTTACAGAAAGATATTGGATTAATCCAAAAACATATTGATGTGTTACAAAGTAAAATTGCCGATAAACTGGCAGTAGAGGCTAAGAGTTCCAAGTTACTACAATTAGAATCTAAACTAGAATCTAGAATTAAAAAAATTGATAAAGAGGTGTCTTTCTATGAGCAAAACGATAACTGTCCCACCTGTAAACAAGGAATTGAAGAATCATTTAGACAGGAACAAGTGGTTACTTTGGGCTCAACTAAGCTGGAGGTCGACAAAGGACTTACAGAATTATCAGTTCAGATTGCTACTACTAATAAAAGATTCGAAGATATACAAAGCAGCCTAAAACATATTACGGCACATAGTAATGAGATTGTAAAACATAATTCCACGGTGTCTGCCATCAACCAATATGTTACTAAGATGCAGAAAGAAATTGAGGAGTTATCTAATCGCAAAGATAACTTAGAAGAAGAAAATACAAAACTAGTTGAGTTGAAGGCTGAGTTGTCCGCTTTGATTAAACACCAAGAAGGACTTTCTATTGAGAAACAATATTTGGAGTTTGCTGGTAACCTTTTAAAAGATACTGGTATTAAAACAAAGATTATCAAGCAGTATTTGCCAATCATGAATAAACTGATTAACAAATACCTAACAGCAATGGACTTCTTTGTGAATTTCAACATTGATGAGAATTTTGAGGAGTCTATTAAGTCCAGACACCGTGATGATTTTAGTTATGCCAATTTCTCTGAAGGTGAAAAGATGAGAATTGATTTGGCATTACTATTTACTTGGCGCCAAATTGCCAAGATGAAGAATTCAACTAATACTAACCTATTAATATTAGATGAAGTGTTTGATTCGAGCTTAGATACTGTAGGTACAGATGAATTTTTGAAGTTGTTATATGAAATGGATAAGGACACTAATGTGTTTGTTATCAGTCATAAAGGTGACCAACTGTTTGATAAGTTTAGGTCAGTAATTAAGTTTAAGAAAGTTAATAATTTTAGTCAGGTAGAATGATGAGTGATGATATTATAAGATTTAATACGGAAGATGCCGTAAAAACTGGAATCGTAACACCACAACAAGCCAAAGTATTTAAATTGGTTTCTGAGGACCATCCAATTTTAAAAGAAGTATTACCAGAATTTAACTTTGATAATCCTCCTGTTAATCCAAATGAGTTCGCTTCTACGTTAGTGGAAACTTGTAAGTTACATCGAGGTTTTGGATTATCTGCCAATCAATGTGGATTTAAACATCGAGTATTTGTAATGGGTGCAGAAGAAAACTATGTGGCATTTTATAATCCAAGAATAGTATCATATGATGGTGAAGTCCATTTAGCGGAAGGATGTTTATCTTTTCCTTTTCTAGGATTACATATTACTAGAGCTGCAATCATTGATGTTGAGTATCAAGATTTTAATGGAATCTTTAGAGAGTCTAAGTTTTCTGGTATATCTGCTCGTTGTTTTCAACATGAGCTTGACCACATGAATGGAATAGTGTATACTCAAATAGCGAAACCAATGGCATTACAAACTGGTATGAAGAAACGTAACAAACTAATGAAGAAATTAAAACTCATATAATGGCAACTCCTATTGAATTTGTAGAAGAACAATGGCAAACTTGGATTGAAAAGAATCCTCTTGGCACCTATGAACATATTGACCAAGAAAAACTAGTTGATGTTCTCACCAAAGATTTAACGTATGCTTCTGGTATGGATGTGAAAGAATATACATTGTACCAAAAGTGGTGTGAAATTAAAGAAAGATATCCCGTAGAAAATGTATCAACTCTATGGGGCCAAGATGTTCAAATGGTATATCCAGAACAAGAAAAACTTATTAATCAAGTTAAGTCTAATTTCTGGATGCCTAAAGAGCCTGATGATTATGCCAATTTAAAACCTGTTATGAAATTACATAATGGTGAGTTGGCTGAAACATGGAATGCCATTAGGACATTCACATCAACAATGAAGAATAACTCCAACATTGGCCGTAATCTATTCTATACAATTGAAGATGAGATTACAGGTAAATATCTTGGTGTACTTTGTATATCATCCGACTTCTTGGATTTAACTCCAAGAGACAATGCAATTGGTTGGTCAAGAGATATTAAGACTTCACAAGGCATGATTAATCATACTGCCATTGGGTCCACGATTGTTCCTTTACAGCCTCTTGGTTATAATTATATGGGTGGAAAGTTATTGGCATTGTTATGTCTTGCCGATACAGTTCAGAACGATTGGAAAGAAAGATATGGAGATGTCTTGGTCGGAGTTACAACTACTTCTCTTTATGGCAATACTAAGTCTAATGGTCTTTCTCAATATGATGGACTAGAACATTGGAATAAAATGGGATTCTCCTCTGGTTCCGTGGCATTTGAACCATCTAGAGCAACTAAGAGAATGATATTTGATTGGTTAAAAGAGAATCATACTAAAAAATATTTTGAGTGGTGGGAAGCTAAGAACAAACAAGGACTGCCATTAAAACGTGACCATAAGAATAGGTCATTACACTTTGCTTATCCCAAGCTTGGTATAGCAAAAGAATTAACCAGAACAGAACATCAAAGAGGAATCTATTTCTCTCCTCTTTATGACAACACCAGTGAATATCTACGCAAAGAGATTGGTGATGATAAACTAGTAAAGTCATTCGATACTAGTTTGGAAGCCTTGACGAATATTTGGAAAACCAAATATGCTAAAGGTCGTATATCAATGTTGAAGAAAAAGAATACTGTTTCGTATGAAGCCTTATTCTATGATGACTTGATAAAAATGTCTTGGGAAGAAACCAAGGCAAAATATCTGACACAAGTTGGCAGATAATCAAGTATACCACAGGTATGCTTGACAATCATACATATATAATGTTATGATGTTACTACTCGTGAATTGCGAGGATTTTTTAAATTATGAACAAGGAGTTCTATATGAAGTTATCAGCAAAAGAGAAGATTGCCAAGTACTTGGCGACTAATGAAACCCGTGGTTTGACAGTTAGTCAAGCTCGTGCTCGTTTTGGCATTCAAAACGTTTCTGCTCGCATCGAAGAATTGCGTAAAGAAGGTCATGTAATTTATACAAATACAAAGACCCGTGCTGACGGCACTCGGTTTCATTTGTATCGTATGGGTAAGCCAACTAAAGCATTAGTTCGTGCTGCCATTGCTGCCGGTTTTAACTTTAACCAACCTCACTCTGAAGTTGCTTAAGTTGTAATGCTACATAGGGAGTTCGCTGGGAAGCGATACTCCCTTTTTTTATTTTTTATATAATGGACTAAAATGGAAATCTCAATCTCAAAAGAAGAATTACAAAAGAAAAGCCTATTTGTAGCCACACCAATGTATGGTGGTATGAATCACGGCCTATACATGAAAGCCTGTTTAGATTTACAAGGCGTATGTATGCAGTACAATATTCCAGTCAAATTCTCATTCTTATTTAATGAGTCCCTAATTACCAGAGCAAGAAATTATCTTGTTGATGAGTTCATTCATAGGTCTGAATGTTCACATTTGTTGTTTATTGATTCAGATATTAATTTTGGTCCACAAGATGTGTTAGCTTTATTAGCTTTAGACAAAGATGTTATTGGTGGTCCTTATCCGAAGAAAGCAATTAAATGGAAATCAGTAGCAACAGCATTAAGAAAGAATCCAGAAATTGAACCAAATATGTTAGAGAAAGTTACTGGTGATTATGTGTTTAATCCAGTTAAAGGTACAGCACAATTTTCTGTAACAGATCCGTTGAAAGTGATGGAGATTGGAACAGGATTCATGTTGGTAAAGCGTGAAGTATTTGCTAAAATGGAACAAGAGTATCCGTCTATTCGTTACAAACCAGACCATGTAGGTCAAGCACACTTTGATGGCAGTCGTTATATTCATGCCTTCTTTGATACAGTCATTGATACTAAAGATTCTATCACAGGTGGTGGTTCCGACCGTTATCTATCAGAAGATTATATGTTCTGTCAAATGTGGCGTAAGATGGGTGGAGATATCTGGTTGTGTCCTTGGATGAAAACAGAGCACATTGGTACATATCATTTCAAAGGAGATATGGCTGCTGTTGCTAATTTTGTCGGAGAAATGTAATGAAATATGAGGATTTTATAAAGGAATCACAGACTGCCACAACAGGTGGTCGTAAGTTTGATGGTAACAAACTAGAATATGGTTTGTTACCGCCATTAGCATTAAAGGCAACAGTAGATATACTTACCTTTGGTGCTCAGAAGTATGAACGGGATAATTGGAAATATGTTCCTGATTCCAAGCGTAGGTATTTTGATGCCGCACAACGGCATTTATGGGCTTGGAAAGAAGGAGAACAGAATGACCAAGAAACCGGTAAGAATCACTTGGCACATGCGCTGTGCTGCTTGATGTTTTTGTATGAACATGATATAATGTATTCTTTAAATAATGGAGAAGTAAATGAAACTATCAAATGAAACCGTAAATGTGTTGAAGAATTTTTCAACCATCAATCAAGGTTTAGAATTTAAACAAGGCAAGACAATCAAAACAGTATCTTCCAGTAAGGCATTAATGGCAGAAGCTACTTTAACAGATGACTTTCCAGAAACCTTTTGTATCTATGACTTAAACCAGTTCTTATCGGTCAATTCTTTGTTCAAAGATAAACCAGAATTAGTTTTTGATGATGCAAATGTGGTATTTACAAGTGGTCGTAACAAAGTGAAGTATCGTAAAACAGCCAAGAGTATGATTGTATCTGCACCAGATAAAACAATTACATTACCATCTGTTGATGTATCTTTTACTTTGAAGGCTGAAGATTATCATTGGATTATGGATACTGCCAAAGTATTATCTTCTCCACATATTGCCATTCAATCTGATGGTGATGCAGTTGAGATTGTTACCTTTGACGCAGCAAATGATTCTGCTCACGTTAATTCGATGCAGATTGAAGGTCTTGATGCTGCCGGTAAGAAATACAAAATTGTTTTCAACACAGAAAACTTTAAGATGATTCCTGGTAGTTATGAAGTTAATGTTTCTTTTGGTGGTATCAGTCACTTCAAGAATACTAAAGATAACATCCAATATTGGATGGCATCTGAAACTAAACATACTAAAGTTGGAGGTTAATATGGCGTGTTTTATACATCTTACCGATGTTGTTAGTGGAAATCTTGTTGCTATTAATCCAACAAAAGTGGTTTGTATATTTACAAACAAAGATCCGGATTCTGGAGTAGAAACTACAGTAGTTAATTTAGTAAATGGTAATGTTGGTGTTACTGAAGAATATTTGGAAGCTGTTCGCCTGTTACAAAACGGAACTTAACTAGGCGATTTTTGAGTTGTATTATATTATGGGAGTTTTGAATGGAACATTTACTATGGGTCGAGAAGTATCGACCAGCCAAAGTGGAAGATTGCATTCTTCCGGATGCAATCAAAACCACTTTTCAAGAATATGTCAATAGAAAAGAAATACCAAACTTATTACTTTCGGGCTCAGCAGGTGTTGGTAAAACAACAATTGCGAAAGCCCTCTGTGAAGAAGTTGGTTGTGACTATATTGTTATTAATGGTTCTGATGAATCTGGTATTGATGTACTTCGTAATAAGATTAAAAATTATGCTTCGTCTATCTCGTTATCAGGTGGTCGAAAAGTAGTTATTATTGATGAAGCAGACTATCTAAATCCAAATTCCACCCAACCAGCGTTGCGTGGTGCAATCGAGGAGTTCTCCTCAAACTGTTCGTTTATCTTTACTTGTAACTTTAAGAATAGGATTATTGACCCAATCCATTCTAGGTGTTCAGTAATTGACTTTAAAATCAATGGTAACAAAGCAAAGATGGCTGCTCAATTCTTTAAGAGAGTTGAGTGGATTCTGGAACAAGAAAATATTAAATATGATAAAGAGGTGGTGGCTGCCGTCATCACCAAACATTTTCCCGATAATCGTAGGATATTAAATGAACTTCAACGTTACTCCGTTTCTGGTGTTATTGATAAAGGTATTCTTTCTAATGTTACTGATGTACAACTTGATGCTTTGGTACAAGGGCTAAAAGATAAAGACTTTGGATCCGTTCGTAAATGGGTTACAAACAACTTAGACAATGATCCAACCAAAATCTATCGTAAGTTATATGATACATTATATGAACAGTTGAAACCAAACGCAGTTCCACAGTTGGTTCTACATCTTGCTAAGTATCAATATCAAGCTGCATTTGTTGCTGACCATGAAATCAATATGGTTGCCTGTTTGACTGAGATTATGGTGGATTGTGAGTTCAAATAATGCCTGACCTATTCAAAGACATTATACCATCAATCCTCCAAACCAAAAAGAATGTATTACAAGATGAAATAGATGTAAAAGATTACACACCTTTTGTTGTAAATCGTGCTTTATCATATCATATGGATTGTATCCTATATGCCAATGAAATGAATTTGTATTCAGAAATGGATAAAGACCTTCAATATCAGTACCTTCTAAATACTATTAGACCGATGAAACGGAAGTTTCAACCGTGGCAGAAAGCATCGGCCGACAAGGATTTAGAATGTGTCAAGGAGTATTTTGGTTATTCAAATCAAAAGGCCAAAGAGGCTTTGCGGATTCTAAATGATGAACAAATCGCTGAAATAAAAGCAAATACAATAAAAGGCGGAGTGAACAAATCATGATTTTAATTACAGATTTGGTAGAGGTTACCCTAGCGGAAAAGGATGATTTCCTTAAAGTCCGTGAAACACTAACACGAATCGGTGTCGCATCCAAAAAGGACAGAATTTTATATCAGTCTTGCCACATTTTACATAAGCAAGGTCGTTATTACATCGTACATTTCAAAGAGTTGTTTGCATTAGATGGTAAGCCAACAGACATATCAGAGAATGATTTGTCCCGTAGGAATGCTATAACAAAGTTATTACAAGATTGGGAATTGATTAAAGTGGTAAATAACAAACAGATTGAGGAACCACCTCCAATCTTTCTATCACAAATCAAGATACTATCACATAAAGAAAAAGACGAATGGGAATTAGTACCAAAATACAATATTGGTAAAAAACCAGGAGCTTATTAAAAACTGATATAAATAATAGTGTGATGCCTTCGGGGTCACACTTTTATAACTCGCTTAACTAAGGAGAAATCTATGAGCACAATATCCCTATTTCCTAAATGGGAATCAATCCACAAAACTTTGGATCCTTTCACAATCGGCTTTGATGATGTATTAAGTCAATTGGAGAAAGTTCACTCCAACATGGCCAAAACAATTCCTGGCTACCCTCCATATAATATCAAACAAGTTAAAGACAACAAGTATGTAATCGAAATGGCAGTTGCTGGTTTTGCCAAGACCGACATTGAAGTTACTTTAGATGGTGATAAACTGGTCATCAAAGGTACTTCAAAAGACACCGATCCCGATGAAGCTTATGTTTACAAAGGTATTGCAGCACGGAACTTTGAACGGACATTTACATTGGCTGATAAGGTAGAGATTAAAGATGCCGAAATCGTTAATGGTATGTTAAATATCTGGTTGGAAAACATCGTTAAGGCACAGGATGCCATTAAAAAGATTGCCGTTAAGTCAAAAGACTAAGTGGTAAACATTAAAAGAGGTCTTGACAGGCCTCTTTTTTTATTGTATAATGGACTCTTATTATGATTGAGGTGAAACTATGAGTACCAAAATTGAGTTATTTTCTGTGCATCAAAGACATTTATTTGATGCTACATCCAAAGATGATATGAAGCTTGCCAAAAACTTCTTTATCAGACACGCATGGGGTCCTGATGGATGTCCATTCTTTCTAGAAGTTCCATGGTTGAATGTTCCAGATATGCTCAAAGACAGAATCATGAAGTTCCATCTTGATATAAAAAACTAAATAACGGAGTGCGAGCAACATAGGTATTATGCCAATTATTGGGTCAATTTTCTAAGGAGAGACCTAATGCAGTTAAGTATAGTTGGTTGTCCCGATAAAGAGCGATTCAGGCCTTATGTGAAGCGTGCTGTTATTTTTTTTACAAATGAACTTATTTCTAAAAAGTTGTCAGAAAACATATACTTAAAGATAAAGTTCAATAAAGAATTAGATGTGCTTGGTTATGCTGAAGTGAAAGAATATAATAATTCTGGTAAACCAAGAGAATTTGAAATAGAATTAAACTACAATGTTAGTGGTCCTGATATATTAAGAACTTTGGCACATGAACTTGTACACATTAAACAGTTTGTTTATGGTGAAACCAACGAAGCCTTAACCCGTTGGAAAGGTAAGAAAGTTTCTAGTGATATTGATTACTGGTTTGAGCCATGGGAAGTAGAAGCAAGAGGTTTAGAATCAGCACTATTCACTAAGTTTGCTATTGAGGAGAAGCTTTGGAATGTGTTTACGGATGTAAATAATCTTGATGAACCAATAGAAGTAGAACCTATAGGCTGGAAAGAATACAGTTAAAGTAACTATAATTTAATATAAACTAAACCCTAGTCTAAAACACTAGGGTTTTTTAGTCTCCAGAGCCTTATTCCACAACGTTGTTTTTTTACAACAACATGAAAATAGTGTTTGACTTATTCCTTGGTTAGTGTATAATGGTTATATTAATTGAGAGGAAACTAAATGAAAACAGAAATGTTAAGTAACCAAGCTTGTGTTAATTATATTAATGGTCGTTTACATTTGATTAAAGAATTAATTGCTGATGAAGCAAAGTTTGATAGCATTACTAGGGAAACAGTTGATAAGCAATTTGAAAAGATTAAAGAATATTTGAGTGTCGTATACACTAGAAAATAAAAGTTTTACTCGGTTCGTCTATCGGTTAGGACATTGCCCTTTCACGGCAGTAAGACCAGTTCGATTCTGGTACCGAGTACCAAGTTGTCAAAAGTTGCCGAGCTTTGAATCGGGGGTATCTTGCTCGTCCTTACGCAAGAGGTGTTATTACAGCATTCTGACAATGTAATAACTGTGGTTACTACAGAGTAAAAAAGTGTAACTAACGATGAATTCCAATCGAGGGCTTGAGACAACAAGTAGCTCGTCCCAATTATGCACCGATGGCAGAGTGGCTTAATGCAACGGATTGCAAATCCGTAAAATCGTAGGTTCGAATCCTACTCGGTGTTCCAAAGTATACCACAAAGTCTATTGACAATGTGTATATATAATGATATACTAGTATCTACTGTTGAGAAACAGCAAAACTTCCGTCTCTCTTGGAGACCCTGTAACCGGTAAGCAGGATTTTTAGTTTAGTGTTATCAGGGTATCGTTAATAGACGTATTAACTATGCGGGCCTAACTGGCGAGGGACAGGTCCTGATATAACTGCTTAGTCGCTATGGGATGGAAGCACCAGACCCCTAAATTGAGCAGATAACACTAAATTAAGAATATGCGGTGGGTTGGAGAACAGATTAAGCTTCCCGTTTAATCACCTTTGTGCAACTCAAAGACACCGCTCCAGATTTGCGGGATTAGTTTAGTGGTAAAACGAAACCTTGCCAAGGTTTAGTTGTCAGTTCGATTCTGTCATTCCGCTCCAATATATGAATAAAAAAGAAGAAGTTAAAACTGAGCATAAAGTACCTGAGGTTAAATGGGGTAAGTATTTGACACCAGAAAAACTGACTGAGCTTTTAGATAAAGTATATTCACAAGTAAATAAAGAAAAGAAGTAACTTCCGCGGAGTAGCTCAGGGGTAGAGCATTGGACTCATAATCCAGAGGTCGTAGGTTCGATTCCTTCCTCCGCAACCAACTGGAGATTATAATGACCTGGAATAAAATTTATAAAGATTTTCAAGAAGGCGAATCATTGGATGATATCGATCCTACCAAACAACAGGACGATAAGCATGAAGATGAGGAGTGGGATTATCTAGAAAAAGAAATAGAACGGAAGAAAAAAGAAGAGGCTAGACTTAATGCTAACCCCTTCATTGATCCAGGTTATTAAAACAATATTTTACCAGACACTTCAAACATATTGTTCTTAACATCGTCCCATTGTTGTTGTCCTGCTTTTACTGAAACATTGGCCTTGTCTTTAACACGATAATTCATACCACCCATTAAATTAGTATACTTTAAAGTTGTTCGGCTTCCTTCAGCAACTACACTTAATTTATCAGTAATTGGTCTATCAATATTGATTCCAATTTCTCGATTATAATGTAATGAACTAAGTGGATCATATGTTATAGATGTTAATTCAGAACCTGTGCTAGTTGTACCAGAAGCTCTGTTCTTCTCTAAACGGCCTCCAATAAAAGGTCTTACACCATAAACATCAGGTGTATATACTCTAGCAGATGCCCAATTATCAACACCATACATAGTCAATGAATTTTTTAGTCCTAATTCAGGAATACTATAATTCGTATCGTAACGATTATGTGCAAATCCTATATCATTTTTAAACAACCAATTATCTAATGTGTATAAACTGTATAAGCCGAAATGGTCTTTAGTTGTATTACCACCACCAATATCACCAGATAATACGGATGTGTTTCGGTTATATTGAGCACCAACAATCCAATTATGTTTTGCACGGTAATCAACACCTACACCAATACGATTACCAGCTGAACTATAACCATCTGATACACCACTACGACTATTTTCTAGTGTTACATAACTAGTAAATTCTTCATCACCAGCAAATCGTCCATCTTTAACGTGTTGTCTATCTGTTACACGACTATCTAACCACATATTGGCCGCATTATTGGCACGTTGTAATTTTCCTAATTGGTCGACACGGGTTGAATATGTATTTGTTACAGCATTACTTATTACATCATTCCAACTTACAGAAGATGTTGTTGTTCCTGTACCGTTTTGTGAACTTGAAACCACATCATTGGTTGTGCTTGTGGTAACCACGGCTGTTCCTGTAGTAGTTACTGTTGTGTTATCACTATAAGTTGTTATAGTAACTGGTGTTGTAGTAGTAGTTACTGTTACAGGAGTTGTAGTTGTTGTAGTGGTTGTAAATGGAGTATTAATTACAGTTGTTGTAGTAACGGGTGTTGTAGTAACTGTAGTGAATGTTTGATTTACGGATAAATTTCTTGCTGTTTGTGTACCACGGGCTCTTGTTTCTGTTGTTACACTAACTGGAGTTCCACGAACATCGGTACTAGTTGATACACCAGCACCAAAAACAGTTGCAACAACATCTGTACTTGAACCTCTTGTGGTTGTTGTAACTATTACATCATTTGTAGTAGCATTTGTTACTGTTGGTGTACTACTACCTGTGTTACCATTTGAAGCACCAGCTCCGTTACCACCAGCACTAATTGTTCCAGCAACTGTACCAGCAACAATACCACGAATGATATCATCTAAGGCTTGTTGATTTTGTAGTTGTGCTGTAGTTTGTGAACCAGCAGTACCAAATCTGGTAGAATCTAACCAGTTAATATCTGCTACAGTTACAATAGTACCTGTTACACCAGCCTCTAAAGCACCTGCACGGCCAATCCAACTCATACCACTAACAGCACCACTTGAATCAGAGATAAGTGGAATACCTTGACTGTTTACAATGGCCGCAACAGCCGCATAGTTTACAGTAAGTCCGGCAGTCATATAGGTTGTATTCATATTAGTTTCAATGTTGTTTGCCCAACCTGGACCAATCTGTGTTGTACCACCACCTAATTCTGTAACTAATGCTGCGACAGAATTATTTCGAGCCATACAACATCCTGGATTTTCTGTTACAAAATAAGCAAATCCACCAGACCTAATAAAGGTACTATACAAAGTGGTTTCTGATGTGGTTAATGCAGCACTATATCTAAGGTCCCAAACTTGTTGATAACCTGTTAAACTAGTTGGTGCTGAAGTAGTTGTTGTTACTGTATGTCCTGCTGCTTCTAATCGACCTGTAACTGCGCCTGCAACACCGGCATAATTTGGATCAACTACCAATACTTGGTCTGCTAATGCCGTAAAACTCAGACACAGTAAAATTGTTGTAATTATTCGTTTCATTTTTTTCCTTTATTAATTAAAAAAAGCGGTGTATTGCAGGACCGCCCATAAATCCTTGAGTCATCATATAAGGATAATAATGTTTCATCATTTCAGACATTAACCATGCTTGATAATCTTTGTATGGTTGTAAAAAATATTTACTTTGAAGTTGCCACATATGTTCCATTCCAATTCTCCGGTTTACCTTCTTCAAGCCTCTCCAACATATTAACATAATATTGTTGAAGTGGAGTTTTTTTCTCAATTAATATCTTGAGTGTTTCAATGGCATCAATCCAATCACCATTATAATAATCTTCTAAGAAATCTTTATGTTCGATTGTTTCATCACCTAGAGTATAGATTCTTACTCCAATCTTTTTACCTTTAACAGCAATACAATCCAATTCAGTAACAGGATATTCATCCTTTACTCTTTCAGCTGTTAGTGGTCCTAATACAATTCTTACACCATAGGGTTTACTTTGACCTTCTAAACGTGATGCCAAATTAACAGTATCACCTAAGCAAGTATAATCAAATCTCTGGTCACTTCCCATGTTACCCACAACAACAGTACCAGTATTAATACCAAGACCCATACCAAAGGCAGGTACTCCTTCTTTGGTAACAATATCATTGAAAGTATCAAGACTATTCATCATTTCAAGAGCTGTCTTTACTGCCAACTTAGCATGATTGATTTCTTCAACAGGAGCATTCCAAAATGCCATCTGAGCATCACCAATATACTTGTCTAATGTTCCGTTGTTTGTTAAAATCTTTTCGGTCATCGCAGTCATATAACGATTCATAATCTTAGTGAGACCTTGTACATCAGTACCATAGTGTTCAGAGATTGCCGTGAAGCCTCTAACATCTGTAAACATAATAGATAATTCTTTTGATTCACCACCAAGTACCAATAACTCAGGATTCTTTTGTAATTTTTCAACTAATGCTTTTGATAAGTATGTACCAAATTGTTTTTTGATTTGTTGCTTCTGTAAAAATTCACTTACAAATTTAATGCCATAGGCATGAAGTATAACCAATACAAGACCAGCAATAAGGCAAGTAACGTCAAAAAGATATAGGTACTCCGAATACAAATACCTACTAACAGGCAAAATACTACAAAGAACAATAACACATGAGAAAAGTCCAACATAAGTCCACCTCGTTAGAAATAATAGAATAAGTCCTAATGTAACTAAAGATAATATTTCAACTCCATCCATCCAATCAGGCCGGTTAATAACTACACCATTAATCATTGTACCAACTAATGCAGCTTGTAATTCTTGTGGCCATACAGCACCTTTGGCAGTTGGTACTGGATTGGCAATACCTGCAGCTGAAGTTCCTACAATCACAATGGCACCACCAAAATCTTTAGGCAAATCTACCATCGATACAGATTTACTTTGTTGTGACCAATCAATCCAAACTCGTCCTAGATTATCTGTGGCAATAGGACCAAATTTTGGAATACGCATCTTCTCAATGCCATTCTCATTTACTTTTACTTGTGTAGTGGTATCATTAGCCACAACACGGAGAATCTCCATTGATAAACTAGGATAGAATTTACCTTGTGATGTTACAATCAAAGGTACTCTACGATTTACTCCGTCAATTTCTGGTAATGTGTTTGTTGTGCCTACACCAACAGCACTATTTTCTAATTTTGGAATGTTAGCAATAATGCCTGGGTATTCAATGAGTGGTGCATCTTTAGGACCAATGATTGCAATGCCAGGAGTTCGAGGAGTATTCTTATCTTTATTAGATGGTGTGTTACTTAAAATTACCGGGAACTTATTAAGAACATTAAGTAACCTATCATCTTGATTGCTTCGGTCAGGATCAGGCATAAGAATATTGAAAACAACCACTCCAGCATTTCTCTTATAAAGTTCTTGTATAATATTAGCGTATTCACCCCGTGGGAAAGGCCATTGACCATATCTTGATAAAGTTTCTTCATCTATGTTAACCGTGTAAATGTTATTCTCTGTTATTGGTTTAGAAGTAATGATAGTATCAAAATATCGAAGCCTTACAGATTCAACAAAAGATGGATCCACAATCCGAACACATAGCACCAAACTTAAAGTGATTAATGCCGTCCAAGGAGATAGTAGTATTTTTTTCATTTATTTTTATCTTCAGGCAAATCTCTATAATCGTGCCGCAAACAAGTTTTCATATAGGCAATTGTTTCACCTTTTTTCGATAATACTTGAGCACTCTTTCCACAAAGTTCAACCTTACAAAGTGGTGGTGGTAATCTTGGGTTTAAAGTATTATTTTCCAATTTGTTTCACCGTTAATGTGTTTGTTGTAGAATCTTGGTTCTGTAATTGTATTGTATAAGCATCTTGTGTTAAGTTAATCATATAACCCCTATCTTTATTAATTAAAGCCGTAAAATTTTGTTTTACGTTTCTTGTTACTTGCCAATATGTACCTTTATCAAAAATATAAATCTGTGTTATTGCATTATAACCAACTGTAAAAGCTGCCAACATATAATTGTCTAAAGCGTTGGTTAATAAATTAACATCCAATTCATTAATTCCCAACTCATTAAACTCAGCAAATATATCCTTAAATACTTTAACATCCAAAGCGTTTTGGTCCAAAGCATTAAACTCTAAAGCCGAACCAGACTTGTTAATGTTTTCAATTGCTCTTTGTGTAATCTCTTTTGGAGGTCTTACAATTAACATATTATTAATTGCTGATTCATTTAACATTAACAGAACCGGTCTTAATGGTCTTGTTTCATTAGATGTAGTCATTGTGGCTTGAAATGCTTGATTAAGCACCACAGAACCCATAGCAGTTTGTACTTCAATTTCACCAACAGAACCATCTTTATTCGGTAATAGTATAATCATTGATTGACCTATTTCGTCAACCGTCATACTAAATGCCGTGCCACGAACAGCAATCGTAGCAGTCGGTGTATTGATTGCAACTTTACTAGGGTTATTATGTGCGATATTACCAGAGGCATATCGTACGGTTCCCATTGCAACTTTTAATCCTAATTTACCCGCGGATTTATTCTTTGGGTCGTATACAAAATCATCAATAATAAGCTTTGAGTTTTCTGTTACTCTAACTTGTGTATTATCTTCAAAAGAAATACCTACAACACCGTTACCAGTTTGTACCAAATCATTACTATCAACACCAACATTCTTTTTAACTTCTATACTAGCTTTGTTTCTTGTAATTGAGGCAATACCTTTTTGTTCAGTTACAGAGCCAATTGCAGCATTAATGTTGAATGATAGTAGTAGCGTTGAGATTACCACTAACACCACTACCTGTGATATTAACAATCGCCGTATTTGCATTTGTTACTCCATCTTGTGTAATACTAACTGCGTTATATCCACCAATTACATTAAGTTCGATTTTATGGCCGCTGGCACCAGATTGTGTTGTTGTAACATTGTTTCTATTACCAGCAATTGCAATTTTAGTTTCCACATTGGTACTATTAATATTACTAACTACCGTATTATAACTACTGGTACTTTGGTTGTCGGTAGATATTCCATTATTGTTAATTGCACTACCAATGTTTAATTGATACACATAATTGTCGGCCTGGCCGGTCGTTCCAATGTTCAATGTAGTGGTATTATTATCTCCATTAATGTCTATACCAAGTGTGCCTGCATTGGTACCTAAATTTCCCATATCAACTGTTGTAGTATTGGTATTACCATACTGTCTAATATTGGCCGTTGAATCTCCACCAATAAAATTACCAGAGATAGTATTGTTCATACCATCTTGTAAGACAGTAAGTTCCATATTGTTACCATCAACAACAAATGCTGGAGTGACTTGGTTATTTGGTTCCCCAAAGGTATTTCCAGAACCGGCTTGTGTAATAGAGACGGTTGATAAATCTGCATTTGTCTGGTCTATGTAAACAGAGTTGCTTCCACTATCTACAGCACCAACTAAACCCATAATGAAAGTTAAGGCTATAGTGGTAACTATTTTGCCAAACTTTAAGGTTTTCATTTTGTTTCCTTTAAATTGTCTTTTTTAGTATACATCTTTAATCCATCTTTTAATGTTACTTCAACAACATCATTGTATTCTGTTGGTAAAACATCCACTTCTGTATCCTTAACGTAATATTTGAATGGACCGTATAGTGGTCCTTTCAAATTAGATTTCTTATAATATAGTTTCGTGTATTCTTTTAAATAGTAGGTTGTTGGCTTCGTTGTAACAACCTCTGTTGTCTTTTCTTCAATAACATCTTTAACCGGAAGTGCCGTGCTAACAGGTTTTTCATCTATATCCTTTTTAACTACTTCTTCTTGTTTGCTTGTTTTAAACTTCCACAAGCCTTTCTTTTCACCATCAAATATTAATTCTTCTACTGCCTTTTCTGTTGCTGATTTTAAAACAAAAATACCTACCTCTGTTGAGGACATACCAATTTCATTTTCAAATGCCTTAGTACCAGCATCAAAAAACTTAAATGTTGCCATACCTATTTGATAACTCAATAATGTCTTTCTTACATTGGTTGTTAATAATATCTCACCTGTTTGGGTGCTTACAACTCTCATTGATATCGTCACAACATCTTCATTATATGATGTTGATGGACCAATTCCTAACCATCTCCAACCAAGTCCACCTGTTCTTACATTACTATCATATGATACAATAGATGCTTCAAGTAACATACCAGCAAAAAGTATTGGTCTTAAATTAGATGGGTCTTTTGCCTCATCTCTTGCCGACCTAATCAGTTGTCGTTCTTTCAATAGATTATCAAGCCCAACTCTTTCTACCACTCTAAACCATTGTCCATCACCAATATCTTGTAAAGCTTTAATCAATATACCTTCACCACCTTGTGTAACTGCTGTAGAAAAACTAGCAACACCTGTTTGTTGTTTCTTTTGACCAGTCGCATCCCTAAAAGAATACACAGCTACAACAATCTTACCATCTTGTGGTGGTGGAACTTCTCTGATAACCTTTTTAGTTTCTTGTGGTTGTTGTAATACTTCAGCATCACTAGTTTCAAATTTCATTGGTAATAAAGGACCTGTGGCCGCACAACCAAATAAACTGAAACACATTAAAACAATTAATATCTTCATCAGAATTTTAGTGTCCCAATGGGTATAATAACTTGTGTTAAACTACCATCCGTAGCAGTTACAGTTAAAGATATCTGGTCTGCTGTTTTAGTATACTGTATTGTATTACCTTCAATTGCAACTGTTCCACTTGTCTGTGGGTTTTCACCAAAAAGATTATTAACAAGTTGAGTGGATAGTTGTGCATACACACGACTTTCAAAATTGTTTAAAAACTTTTGGAGATTTGTATTGTTGGCAGCTGAAGCTGCATCTTTGGCTGCTTGTAATCTAGCAGACTCTAGAGCTTGTTTACGGGTAGTCTCAGTATTCTCAATTGTTTGAATGTGTGATGAATACCCTATGCCGCTAAAGGAAGGTGATTTGAACTGAAAGATTTGTTCTCCACATACTAAACTACTTTTTAGTATTAGGAGTATCGTTATTAGTTTTTTCATCTTTAACATCTCGCATCATCAACACAATGTTGATTTTTTGGTTTAATCTAATTAAATCATTATCCAACATTCGAACACGGTCTATCAAAGCAATTAAAACGGAACTAGCTTCCGAAAGCACAGGCTTAATTTCTTGTGTAGCCCATTGCCATACATAAAATATAAGATAACCCATGCCACCTGCGGCCACTATTGGGAATCCATACTTGTTAATCATTTCTACTAAATCTGCCATATTTTGTCCTTAAAATTTCAATTTAAGACCAATACTTAAATTATTGTTAATCATTATTAATTCTGTTGCTGATAACGACATTAAAATTATTTTCCTATAGTCACTAAAATAATCTGCGGTTAGATACAGAGCAGGAATAACAAGAAGAAAATACAAATCAACTTTATCAGTATGAGGTTGTTTACCTAATATAAGATTCTTTTCATAATAACCCTCATGCCAATGTCTTGAACCATACCTAGTGGTAGTCCAATCTCCCAACAACATTGTACCGGCTACCGTACCCCAAATCTTTTCTTCATCTGTCCATTCACGGGAGGCTTCTGCTGTTTTTATTCCAAACATTAATAAAAAAACGAAAATGTATGGAATTACTTTGTTAATCTTTCCGTGCATCATTTTTGCCATCAGCCCGAGCAATTCGGTCAATATCAGGTTTTACACCCATAGCGCTTGACATTAGTGTATCAATTCTGATAACATCATGGTTCATTGTT